GCAAGGTAGCTTCTTCTTAAGCCCTGGCGTATGGTCGAGCGATGCCGCACGACTCCACAATGGCAAGAATACAATCACGGTAAACACAACGCCTGACTATGGAACAGCTTTGTGGCGTGATTACACCGGCGATAAGTGGAATCGATTTGACGGGCTCACGCTTAGCTACCTTGCAAGAGCAGGTCAGAACAGGCTCAAGAGCCTTAAATGGCAAGCTTACACAGGTAAGACGTGGGAGAGCGTTCGCGGCGCATGGCAAAACAACATGTACGTTGGCGATAACGAGAACCATCCAGGCAATGATGTATCACTCAAGTTCGAGTGGAAGGATATCTAAATGAGTACTAAAACAGCAAGGCTTGGACTTACAAAGCCAGATGTGACAGATGATGTCACGCAGACTATTAAGGACTTGGCCAAGAACTTTGACCTTCTGGACGCGATGTTTCCAGTGGGTGCAATCTACCAAAGCACCAAACCAACTGACCCATCAACGTTTCTTGGTGGTACATGGCAGGCTCTGAATGGTGTATTTCTTCTGGCACAGTCTCAGAAGTTCCCAGCCGGTTCAACAGGCGGCGAGGATACACACACGCTGACTATCAATGAAATGCCAAGTCACAGCCACGACACCAGCATGCACTATGGCACGGACAACGGTGGTGGAAGCCAGTGGACTGCACGTTCGGCTGATACGTACACCAACTATCGCTTCCAGGTTGACGCGGTAGGCGGCGGCCAGCCACATAACAACATGCCACCATATCGCGCCGTCTACATGTGGGAGAGGGTGGCATAAATGTATGTGCTGACTTATGCGGGAAACGTCATTCATGACCCACGAACAGACACTCAAATCTCAGCTGGTATCTTAAAGGAAGAGTCGGGACAGTCCCCGACTCTTTCTCTTACTATCCAGCCAACACATCCACTCTGGGATAACTTCTCCCGTGACGCGGTGATGCTTCCAAACAGAGAGGTTGAGCTGGTCGAGTTTGAGACTGGCATTGTACTCTTCCGTGGTCGTGTCAGAGCAGTCTCCATGGAGTTTGACGGTAGTAAGAAGCTGACATGCGAGGGTGCGATGGCATACCTCAACGACACAACCGTTAGACCTTACAAGACCTATGACACTGATGAGATTGAGTGTGACATCAATGCACCTGCTGAAGCTAACAAGTTATTTGAGTGGTTCATCGAGCAGCATAACGCACACGTTATGAATGCGTGCGAGAAGTTCATAATTGGCGTTAATGCTGGCGCGAATTATGGCAAGCTGCAACGTGGCACAGGCACTGGACCCGCAACACTCAAAGAGATGCGCGACAAACTCGAGAAGGCATGTGGCGGTTGGTTGCGTGTGAGGTATGACGCAACAGGATCTATTATCGACTGGCTACCAGATACGGGCGCAGCAGAAGCTACTCAGAGAGTAGAGCTTGGCAGCAATCTTCTTGACCTCGACACACAAGTAGATGGCAAGGACATCTACACGGCCATTGTCCCAGTCGGTAAAACTGGCAAAGGTAGTGACGAGCACAAAGTCAACGTATCAGCTGAGACTGCTTATGTTCCTTTCGGCTTTGCAATCCAGGGAGATGCAGTCATTGACATGGCAGCGGTCGAGAAGTATGGACTTATTGAGAAGACGATGTCCTACGACTTGGATAAACCGCAAGCACTTGCTGACAAGGCTGTTGCTGACCTTGCGGCAGGCAAGCTTGATGATTCTATTGAGGTATCGGCGTTTGACTTGCACAACCTTAATGAACAGACGTTGCCTATTGATTTCCTAGACCGCGTATTCGTCAAGAGTGGGCCACACGGCATCGAGCGTTACATGATCTGTTCAGGTCGCACAATCAACCTCACTAATCCAACCGCAACTCAATTCAAGCTTGGCGCAATTACTGCAACGCTGACAAAGGGAGCCACGAGCTCACAAGAGTCCGCGCAGGAAAGTATTGCAAAGCGTGTTACTTCTCTTTCTAACGCAACAAGGAATATTGCTAAAGACGCAGCGACAACAACTATCAAGGTTGCGGCCGTTGAGGAGAAAGCGGTGGCGGTTGAGAAGAAGGCTGACGCAGCAGCAGAGAAGATTGCTGACGTAGCAACCACAGCAACGGCAGCAGCTGAGAAAGTTGACACCGTGGCGGCTAAGGCTGAGCGTGCGGCAGAGGAAGTGAGCCATGTAGCCACAGACGCAAAGAACGCAAATACAGCAGCAAAGGAGGCAAAGACTATGGCAACGGAAGCAAACAACAAGGCAACAGAGGTGAAGACAACGGTTGATAACTTGTCTAATGCCTTCTCGCATGATGACCGCGGCGCTTATGTTGGTGATAAGCAGAACAAGTTCGTCTGGGTTAATAAAGACGGCGTTTGGCTTATGAACGGCAAGAATAACCTGGCCAACTTCACGGATAAGACAGTATCGCTTGCAAGTAATAAGCTGATTATTAGGTCAGACATGGACGTTGTCACTTATGATTTTGGCGCTAGGAAAGATATTAAGTTGGGAACAGTCCTTTACTCTGACAATATTGGCTTGACTACAAACGACACTTTATTTGCCAAAGCGTCAAATATTCATTTGCAAATCCCTGGAAGTACGGCGCTCTCTGGTATTCGTCTCATGTCAGACAAAATGAAGGTTTATCCAAAGGACGGCCAAGAGACGGGAAGCGGCGAGATTAGTTACAAGGACCTCGTCAAGATGATGAAGTTCACGTCTTGGACTACTCTGCAAGATGATGGCGTTTGTCGCGTCCGATATTGCATTCGTGGTGGCATGTTGTATCTCGATTGTTATCTAGCAGCTGGTTATTCAACTCGTACCACTACAGCGCAAATGCCTAAAGAACTATTACCAGCCATTGAGGGCTATCACTCTCTAGGCACACAGACGGGAAACAATACCGCCAAGATTTGGATTGGCTCAGCGAACGGCAATGACGGTCATATTTACTTCTACAACTGGTCTAGCGGTTATGCGACTGGAATTATTCCAATTCTTCCTAAGAGTATGGAATAGAGGTGAGGTTATGAATCCACTAACATTCGAGCAGATTGTCGCTGCGGTGTCGTTTCTTGGAATGGTCTTGACGCTCATTAACGGTGCTAAGGCTATGACGCGTGCAAGCCAGGAAGACGCGATGCGACTTGTACGCATTGAGGAAGGCGTGAAGCAGCTCAAGAGTGACTTGGATGACACTCAGAAAGCCTTCACGGCGTATATGGCGCGCACTGATGAAACGATCGTAAGTATTCGCGACACCCTCTCTGTTCACGATACCCGTCTTGCTGTGGTTGAGGATGTGACCCGCAATCAGGCGGGACGGCTGGAACGCCTGGAACAGGCGCATACACACTAATTCTGATTTAAGGAGAAAGAAATGATTAACTGGAAAGTACGTCTACACAACCCCGCATGGTGGCTTGGAATGGTTGGAATTGTCATGAGTCCAATCCTGGCATATCTTGGACTGGCTTACTCCGATTTGACCACTTGGGGCAGCTTAGCTGATGTATTTGTTAAGTTTATCAGCAACCCTTATCTCATTGGTACCGTGGTTGTAGCTGTCCTTGGTGCTATCGGTGTCACGGTTGACCCAACGACTAAGGGACTAAGCGATTCTGCACGTGCAATGACCTATGTACAGCCTTCTGAGCGTCCTGCAAGTTACATGACGGGCAACGCTGAACCAATCAATACAAAGCCAGCAGAAGAGCCAAAAGAAGAGGTAAACAATGCTTAGGGGCATTGATGTAAGCGGTTATCAGGCATTGGGTGCGACATACTCGCACCCAAATGTCGAGACTGCATACAGTGGCTCTGACTTTGTCATCGCTAAGGCAACTCAGGGCACCCAGCCAATGAATCGCTACATGACCGCACAGCTTCAGCGTGCTCTCGCTGACGATAAGCTTATTGGCGTGTACCACTACGCAGAAGGTGGCTCACCAGTCGCAGAAGCTGACGCATTCGTTGCTTGTGTGTCCAGCTACATTGGCAAGGCGTTGCTATGCCTGGACTGGGAAAACGGTGACAATGACGCGTGGGGCTCAACGGTATGGGCTAGGCAATTTGTTGACCGCGTCTATGCAAAGACTGGCATTTATCCAGTTGTATACACATACCCTGCTGGACGTTCGCAGGTAGCGTCTTGTGCTGATGTATCGCGTCTGTGGATAGCTGGTTACCCAGACAATCGTTTCTCATGGGAATTGCCTGAGATGATCTATAACACTGGCGCATGGGGCGATTGGACGATTTGGCAGTATTCCAGCGCAGGCGGTACCGTTGACTTGGATGTGGCAAAACTGACCTATGCAGAATGGGAGCAGCTTGCACAGGGTGAGTCCAAGTTCGAGCCACATTGGGTTAAGAACTCCACAGGTTGGTGGTACGCAACCAGCCCAAGTGCCTACTACTACAGTCAGTGGGCATTTATAAACGGCTCCTGGTATTACTTTGACGCTCGTGGATATGCAGTCACAGGTTGGTACTTTGATGGTACTGACTGGTTCTATCTCTGCCCGAATGAAGGACCACAAGAGTGTGCCATGCTGACAGGTATGCAACACATTGGCAACTATGACTACTACTTTGCCAATGACGGTCGCATGGCAACAGGCATCTTCGATGCAGAAGGCAAGAAGTACCTTGCTTCTGAGAATGGCAACCTGCTTCCCGCTGGAGTACACGTTCACAATAACCACGCTTATGCAGTCAACGCTGACGGCTCTGTCCAGGCTGACAGCACAGTGCAGATTGACACTGATGAAGCTGGTCGATTGACTTCGCTGCGCTAAACCAATAACCCCTCTTGCTTCGGCAGGAGGGGTTCTTTTTTATGCCGATTTGGTATAATGGACGTACTAAAAAAAGAGCGGTTACTTGCTCTTTATACGGGCTGTGTATAGTGCATAGCCCTAATTTTATGCCGAAAAAAATTTCTAAAAAATTCTAAAATTATTGTTGACTTAGTCCCTAAAGGGGACTATATTATATATAACAAGAGGGAGACAAAAGGTCAGACCTCAGCCCAAGAAAGGGGAACACAATGAAATTCACCAAAACTTCCGCAAAGCAGCTCACCGAGTTCATGGCAATCATGGACAAGGATGGATGCGTTCCATCTAGTGAGTGGGTCAGCGGTCGCTACTCAACCAAGCGCACAAAGGCACTTCCACCATTTGTTACAAGGTTTGAGCGCAAAGAGTACAGCAAGACCAACCTCCCAAAGCACGACACACCAGAGCGCACTGCTTACTGGTACTTCCAAAAGAACACCCGCCGTCGTGTGGTTCTTGTACTCGACAAGCAAGCAGCAATGGACTTCTTCTTTGAAGCAGCAAAGGGCAAGGAGTTCTAATAAGCAAGACAGCCCCTCGCGAGAGGGGCTTACTCTTAGAGGAGATAATAATGAGAAGCAAACAAGAGTTTAAGGCTCTACGCGAGCAGGTTGGCATGAGTCAGACAGACCTTGCGCTTGCGTTGGACGTGTCAGAGCGTTCCGTCAAGCGTTGGGAAAGCGTTAAATACAAAGAATACAACGCACCACAGGACGCGTGGGACATCCTGGACGATGCGCTAAAGCTTCAGCGTCAAGTGATCTCTGCTGCCTTAGGTCAGATTGATGAAGCCGCACAGGAAGTCGGCGGTTATCCAGCAAGCGTGAAGCTGGTCTACTGGTCTTCGCAAGCTGAGTATGATGAACATCACTGCGTTGACGATGACGGAGACTGGAGACAGGCTAATGCAACCGCCCGGATTGTCTCGTATGCGCTCCATGAGCGAGGAATTGAGACTGACTGGATCAGCGGAGCGGATAACTTAGTTCCGAAGCAATAAACGCAACAATTCGCCCTCATCTACTTCAAGATGAGGGCTTTTTGGTGTGTAAATACTCCACTCTGTAATTTGCGTGTCTTAGAACGCCTTACAACAAGCCGTTTAACTGGGAATTTGTAACGCCGCTTTTTATTGGTTTAATCTCTGAATTATTTCAATATGGTTAAAAGCATCGTTTTTTCTATCCAATATCATAATTTGAATATATCGAGGTAAATCGCCTGTCTAAATAGTTAAAACTTTTATTCGAACAGGTATTCGTTTTTTAATTTGGCTTGCAGAGGGGGTGCAAAAAGGGTGCACTTGTAAAAAATTTTAACAAAAAAGGTAGACGGCAAGCCATCTACCTGGAGTTTCTGGTGCCTCCTGCGCGATTCGAACGCGCGACCTGCGGTTTACTATCTGTTTTGTGACGCCTAGCAATGCAGCGAGCTCACTTTGTGTCATTCCTCGTGCTTTGCGGATTTCTCCAAGTTTAAGCTCGTATTTACCTTTTGGTTTTACTCTGTACATAGATCTATTCCTTAGATTCTTTTCTGCAGTTCAGTAATTACAGCATCTACATCTTTAAGTTTGTTAAATAGATCATCTAATTGCTTTGAGTTTTCAAGCTGTTCTGGTGATGGCTTTTCTCCGATTAGTTCTTCAAAAGTACAGTCCAGAACCTCACATATTTTCTTTGCATGTTTGATTGTTAGTTCAGTTTCTTGACGTTCCCAAGCACTAATTACTCGTGATGATACTCCCACAGCTTCAGCAAGGTCTCCCTGGGACATACGGCGCATCTTACGGATTTGCTTCAATTGAAGGTTAAGTTCTTCCATTGGTGCTCCTTTCATCTAGCTGGCATTTTGCCACTTTCTACACAAAATATACAAATATCGTAAAAATTTTCTTTACATTTACGAATTTCGTAACTATTATGAAGAAGAACTTACGGATTTCGTAAGTTTCTAGATAAAAGTTAGTCGTTCTTTGAAAATCGCATTAATCAACAATTTGTTTCTATACCTACGTTTTATAGATTGGAGGCAACCATGGACCAGGTGGATTCAATTGCTGTTCGTATCCGCATCGCAATGGCTAGAGAAAATGTGTCAGCTCGTGAGCTCGCAACAAGAACCAACCTCTCTGAATCGACAATTTATAAAGCAAGTAAAGAGGAAAACGACGAAAAAACTAGCTTAAAAACTATTCGTCTACTTGCTGATGCACTAAATGTCTCTGCAAAGTGGCTTGCATGTCTGGAGTAATAAATGCCAATACCACAAAATACAGGCTCAGCGTGGTCATACCACTGGGAGCCAAAGGTCGAGCATAAGCTCGAACCAGAACAGGCTAAACCGCCTTACACCACAATATCATGCACTGCCAGCGCAACGCTTATAAAGAGCTGCTTTAACAACGCTTATTACGTTAGAGAAGACAGCGGAAACCTTTGGTTTCTTGGCAGCTTTGAGCGAGACGCTGAAGCATGTAAAGCTTTTATCGCTTGGACAAAATGCCATTAAAAGAAGAGCCCTCCTCACGCGGCAACGTGGGAGAGCGTGTCCAAAAAACAGTAGAAAGGCTGATTACATGGACAATCTAAGTATACAGGTTTTTAGTTCTCAAGAATTTGGAGAACTCAGAGCCCTTAAAGGATCTGATGGAGAGCCTTGGTTTGTCGCTAAAGACGTATGCGATTTCTTGGAAATTACAAATAGAAACCGTGCAATGCAGCGTCTTGATGAAGATGAAAAGGGGGGTACGCATATGTACACCCCTGGAGGTAATCAGGAAGTTAGGCTAATTAGTGAGGCTGGGTTTTATAACTTGCTGTTTTTGTTTGAACCGACAAAAGCAAACAAAGCCACTCGCGAACAGCTTCTTGCGTGGGAGACGAAAGTTGAACGCATCAAGCGTTTTAAGCGCTGGGTTACACATGACGTCCTTCCCGCAATTAGACAAAGCGGCGGTTACATTGCCACAGATGGCTCTGAGAGTAATGAAGAGCTTTTAGCTCGTGCGGTCCTAGTTGCTAATGAAGCTATTCAGCGCAAAGACGCGCAGCTTAAAGAGCAGCAGCGTCAGCTCTAT